GCACGGCCCACTATGAAGTCCTCAACACCACCCATGCCAACAGCCCTGAAGCCAGTAACAAGACCTCCTGTAATCATGCCTGCGGTAAGACCAGCATAGAGAGCTTTCTGGTGCCTCTCTTCAGGAGACATGTCTTCCGGTAAAGCGGAATACACAGCGGCATATGTCATGCTACCACTGCGGGTCGCGGCGGGTATAAATATAGCAACGTCTTGGGCAACGCGGTTTCCAACTACCTTATTGTACTGCTCAATAACTCTCTTGGCAGCAAGGGGTCTGGTAGCGGCTTGGATAGCTGCTGCATCATCCAGTTTAGAAGGCAACGCTGCTTTTTTAAGAGCGGCAGCAGTTGTGGCTCCCTGCTTTGCCGTAAGAACTCCTTTCTTAACATCCGAATCTATATCCTTAAGGGCAGTCTTGAGATTCTTTTTAGGCTTGCCGAAGTCTTTGACGAGTTTTCTAGCAACCAGCCTTTCGGCGGCTTGCTCCGCTGTCTCTGTCACGCCCTTCCTTGTCTGCTGCCGAAGAGCCCCACCCAGCATACCAGTGACAATGCCTTTGGTTGTCAGCCGCGCTCCTGATTTAACCCCCACATAAGCAGCGCCCCCGACACCAGTTGTCATGGTCAACAAGGAAGTAGCCGCAATATCAAATACAACAGGGGCGACCATAGAACTTAGTTCTACCCCCCAACCAACCTTCTCACCGAACATTTCGGCTAACTGTCGGCGGGATTGCCTGTCCTTATGATGCCCTATCAGCATATCGCGGGCGAAGTCATTATCAGCGGCCATGACCCCCACGCCTGCTACTGTGTCAGTAAAGGCTTCGGGGATAGACCGGAGTATTGTACCCGCAAATTCATTCTTGAAATAGCTGTAGTCGGTAACAGCTAGAAAATCATCCAATGCCTCATGCTCTTTTTTACCTTCCGCCAGTCCTTGGGACAGGGCCTCATTCCAATCTGAAGACAGGTAGGTATTGTTGAGTGTGGCAGAGTAAATGGGGAAAAGACCCTGTAACCGAACATCCCGCTCGTTCCTGAATCGGGTCTGCTGTTGATCAGATAGACCGGATATAGCTTCTTCAAAGACATCACGCTTGGCATAAAGATTTTCATGAAACACCACATCCCCGTAACCGAACTTACGGATATTATTGGTCAGGTCGTCATCATCAAATTTAATGCGGCCAGTGGCCATCGCGTGGTTTCCGGCAATGTAATCAACGGCGGCGAGTCGATCTTTATAAGGGATGTGGTTGGTGTCAGGAAAAACATCGGCTAATTCAGAGACAACATCTTCCCGCAACTCATCCATATCGGATGTTCGTCGGCCACCAAGTTTATTGGCATATCGTATCAGGGATTCATCGAACGTATGGGAACGCCCATTGGCCTTGTTCATGGACATGATGGCCTGCTGGTAATTTGCATACCGCCATACGGGAACGCCCTTGCCCTCCTGCATCGACATGGCCGACTGGATAGTCAAAACGTCGCCAGAAGAAATAAGCCCATAATCTCGACTTTGCTTATAAGCCTCATAAACAGAAAGATCTTCAGCGGCAGGACCTCCCTTGATGATGGAGGACCCATCAGGTAGCTCAAGGGACGCGAAGGGCATCACCCCATCTGCGAGGAGCTTCTCTACAGACCTGTTGTAATTCTTCTCTACAACATCATAGGCATTCCCAAACAATTCCTCTTCCTTGAGCAGGAACTCATCGGTCGCCTCCCCACTTCGCTTCACTTTTAGAAAAGCAAAGTAGTCGTGGAGAGGGTCAGACTCTCCAGTAAGGGGGTCGAGTAACCCCGCCTTGGTTACAAGTTCGGCTTTCCGTTCAAAGGAGAGGGGTTCAGGTTTCAGGAACCCCCGTATCTCGTCCTCAGAATACCCATCAGTCGAAAGAGACTGGAAAAGATTTCCTTGAAGAGTCTGTTCAACCGCTGGGTTGTAGCTTTCTTCCTCTAAATAAGAATCCCGTACATATTCAGCATACTTCTTTTTCTGCTCGACGGGATCTTCAATTCTGCTGGATGAAATCCAGTCATCAATGTTTACAAGCTCAGGCACAGCTAAGTCAGGTTATATGTTATGGGGATACTTTAACGAGTCGTTTGAGGAATGACATCATGATTCCAAGCCTCACCTTGTTCGATTTCTTGGCGGGTGATTACTGTTTCACGCGTATCAAGGGTGCCTTGTAGGATAGCTTCTTGTTGGCGAACAGCATCATCTACTAAGGCATGCAATTCCTTATCTGGGAGAGCCTTTGCTTCTTCGACAGTGATGGTGCTCCCATCACTAAGAACTCCATCAGTGTAGAAAATCAAGTCTCTGGCGAGTCTTAGTTTGTAAGTCTCAAGAAAACGCTTCCCGCCCTGCTTTGCGAATTGGTCCATCATCATCTTTTGGTCGGAGGGATCGGCGTCCTTGTATTCTTGTGTCTCTTTGATTTCCACTTTTCTAGGTGCCTTAAGGGCCGCTAGCGTGCGGCTAAGCCTTTCTTTTCTTTCTCCTGCGGTAGCCCTATTCCTAGATATCCGCCGCTCGTCGGCATGGATCTTCTTCAAGGTATCTACGCCCTCCTCAACTGAAATTTCATTCGCAGCAAGTCGGGTTCCAACATCCAACCCTTCAGGAGTTTTTGACTGTAGCAACGAATTAGCAACCGTGTTGCGGAGAGACTTACGCGGGGCATCCTCCTTGTCCTCCATCTTAGCTCTGGTTTCAGTCTGCTGGAGACCTGTCTGGTATGCAGAGGCAAAAGTGGGATTGTGCGTCAGAAGCTGGGGGTTCTTCCTGCCAAGCTCCAAGATGTCATCTCGCTGTTCCAGCGGGGGCTTATCTGTCTCCAGTATATCCCCTATTTTGTTCAAGGCTTCGGGATCATTGTATAGTTTTCGAAGATCCTGATCTTGTTTTTCTTTCTCGTGGGCTATCTGAGCGCGCCTAAAAGCGATGTCCTGAGACTGCAAACGCATCACATTATTCTGCATGTTGAGAATTCGATCCTGTCGAGGAACAATATTCTCTTCGTAATTGGCCACTATCCGCCTGACCTCAGAGGCGCGTAGATCAGGTGCGGCGCCAGCTTCAGGAAAGTAATCGTTCAAGCCACTAGCTGCTTTAGCATATGGCCCAACATCGTTATAATCAAAAGCCATGATTAGTCCTTGCGGCCTCCGAAGCGTCTTCCTCTCCCTGCTCCAGCGGTAGCGTTGCGGTTTAATAGTTTCTGGCTTCGCCGGAATTCCTTTTTCTCCTCCTCCACACTATCCAGTAATTCTCTTCGTTCAGCGGCTTCTCGCTCGCGGCGTTCGGGAGTTGAAATCCGGCTCCCCTCCTTCAGCCTCTGCATTTCCGCTCCCCCAAACATCTTCTGGGCTTCCCCCCAAGCACCTTTTCTTTGCAAGCGGCGGCCCGCACGGTTCATGGCACCGGAAAAAGTGCCTAACTCACGCGGCCCCGCATCAAGCCCTGTTATTGTAAGCCCCCGTTTCCTTGAACCAGTTGCCGCATCCGCAGAGCGTGGCTCCTGCCTCTCCGCTACAGCGCGATCAAACGCAGTTGAGGAGGCAAAATCTTGTCTCCTGAGTCCACCTAGATCCGGCTCAGATTTAATGGGGTCCCCCGTGAAGTCTGTGAAAGAAGTGCTGGGGTCAACAAAAGCGATGTCTTCTCCTTCAGCATCGGTATCAAAAGGACCGCCCCCGCCCATGAAGGCCGATTCAGCTTCCATCGCGCCCGTCTTAAAGGATTCGGGGTGGCGCATCTCGTCAATGGCCTTCTCCTTTTCTTTCTGGGCCGCGCGTCTTGCTTTGCCCTCCTCAAATCGGGTGCGGCGCTCTTCCCGTGTCTCGTATTTCTCTCCCCTTTCCTCTCTCGCGATAAAGTTATCGAGAAAGGCCGACATTTTTTTGTCGTGTGCGCGGGCCTCCTGCTCAAGACGCTTTTCTAAAGGTTGCATATGGCGTGTGGTCTCACGATCCCACTCCTCCTTTTCTTTTTCAATCTTCCGCAACCAATCCATAGTCCTTGCTGGAAGCTGGGGAGCCTTTACAGGCTTATCTGGGACGAAAAAATTAGCTATCTTGCTCTCCCCTCGTGCTCCTTTCTTATAGGCTTCTTGTCCTATCCGCACCGCAGCAGGAATCATCGAAGCCCCACCTGTCACAGGGGCAAATAACGCTCCTAGTGCTACCTCTTTTCCAAAGGGCTTAGGGGCATATTTTTCGTCTTCTCTATTTTTTGCCATGATTACCAAAGGTGTTTGATGGCCCAGTGATTACCCAGATAAATACGGTTGGACCCTTTAAATGACACAAGCTACAACTTACCTTTATAGTCAGGCATTGTCAATTGTTGCGCCCGTCAAGCAATCTGCGAAATTGCGCCATTCGCAGATTAGCGGGAACGGATTTGAAAAACTCCTCCCGATTTAACCTTAGTTCTAATGATCTTATCATTTGAACTAAGGTATATTTGGGGGGAGTTTTTCAAATCCGTTCCCGTTCAGGACAACAGAATCGTGTCTGAATTCTGGAGCGCCTTGCCCAAGGACTGGATTGTAACCTGCTTCTTGAACCCCCCACCCTGCTCCTCTTTTGGTGGATCAATGGCCACGAGTCCCAAACGCTGGCGAGCGCAATCCAGTGCGAGGAAGGCCGCATCAGCCAAATCAGGGCTTCGACCGAAGCGGGACTTGAACTCTGGCTTGGATTCAATTTTCACTTTAAGGGACCCCGTCTTGATCATATCGTAATTACGGGCGCACATCTCTTGGGCCAGATCAGAGCTGATCCCATAGACCTGTCGAGTCCTCATAAGTTCCTTACCCACAAACCATAACTCAGAAACACGGTTAACGTAGAGTTCTAATCCAGTCAATTGACTGTTCATAGAAACACGCTTATCGGACGCCTTCCCGCCAAACGAGACCCGCATGAAATTCGGAGACCACTCGCCAGCCAGTACGTCACAGAAAGGTGCCCCCGCTCCAGTGGAGTCAACCGCCACGTTTTCAGGGGAAACGCCCTTCCTTTTGCAGTGATCAACAATTTGCTGGACAATCTGGTAGGTGCGGGGCACCGCCTTATTTGTAGCATCGTCGTTCAAGTGAACAGCATCTGTGAACTGGCAGACGTATTGCCCGTTCTTGGCGTAGCCTACTTCCGCTATAGATAGAATCGTCCGGTCGCCGCCGTTGGTGAAGGCGGGGTCAATCCCTGCCACTATCGTGGGTTTGTCTGCCCACTCTACCTTCCCCATTGCCCCGCTCTTGGTCAGCTCTGATTCAGCATAAATACCTGTCGTTTCGTCACTATCAAAAAAGACAGCCCGAATCATCCTCATGTACCCCCGCGACGTTGGCCCCAGCAGCAGGCGATCCTCCTCCAGCTTGGCAGCAGTCGGGAGCCAAGGATACTTGGTCTCACCCAAGAGCACATTCGGACTGCGCTCTCCATCCAACCGGATGTAATTACCACCCCACTTGGTCCTCCACTCATCAGCGGTCTGAATATCCACAGAATCCCACCCATCCTTCGGCTCCGACCAGACCCCAAAGGCATCAAATCGACTGTTCGGATTGGACATCCCGATTAGCTGGAAGGACGGGTTCTTGGACAGGTTAGTCAAACCTGCATTCAGGATAGCTTCTGACAATTCAGCCAACTCGTCGCCAATCAAAATTACTCGTTTCTGCTTAATGCCAATAAACTTACCGACTGCCTCTCGTGTTTTCGACTTCTCCGCAGCGATGAGCGAAAGGCCCGCTCTTTCAATAAGATTCTCTTTCTCGTCCACATAAGAAGCATTACCGATTGAATCCCGTACCCTGATTGGGGCACCCTCGATCACCGACAGCAAGGAGATGACTGAACCCCATATCCTTTTCCGCGCTTCACGCAAGGTGGTGGAAGTCATCAAGACCAGTGTGTCACGCGGCTGCGACAACCAATTCACTATCCCCCAAGCGGCCATCGTGTGGGATTTTCCAGACGACGCAGACCCGCCAATTGACAAGTATTTGTTCTTCAACGCCGCGCGGATCATTTGTTCGGCCCAAGGATGACGAATCATCATGGGTTCAGGCAGATCATCATGGTTCCACAACTCGTCACAGATCCTCCAGAAGTAATACTCCTTCGCTATTGTCTTAGGATGATGGGCAAAGCCGTAGAGCAGCGCCGTTAATAGACTGGTGGGTGGGATCAACAAACCCCCCACATCCATCTTTTTCGTTTTAGGATCGATGCGCGGTTCTATAACGCGCTTGCGTTTAGTTGGGTCAGAAGGCATGATGGAACTAGATATAAATCTACTGATTTTAACATGGCGAACAAGAACGAAGGCAATAAGGACATAGTTCAGCAGGCTTTGGAGCTAAACACTAAAGGAATGACCAATGCCGCCATCGGACGCCATTTGGGTGTACACCAGAATACAGTAAGACGTTGGTTTCGTAAACTGGGCTTACCGCCGAAGAAGGCGGGCTTCAAACTCCCTAATATGGATGCCGACAAGGACAAGCTCAAGGAAGAGCTGGAGGTAAATCTGGAGGACATGACACAGGAAGCGGCGACTGAAGCGAGGCTGATTGCGTCCAAGGAAGAGGACAAGGTGCTTGCGGAGATAGCGGAATCCCAGAACTCACCTGCTGATAAATACCAGCATTACATTGCAGCGGCTGGTATCAAGCTGTTGCGGGACGGTATGACTCTGGTGCGGGGGCCAAGAACCATACGGGAGATGTCCGAACTGGATCAATTGATCCGGCGCAACCTTGGCCTGAACGCCAAGACAGGTGGAGGCGGGGGGCGGATGCAAATAGATATTTCAATTTTAAATAACTCCACTGACAAGAAAGGTGCTAAACGGGTAACTGATAAACCGATCATTGATGTGGAGGAGACCAAACGCGATGAATTGGAATGACCGGTTCAGTATAGGTTTCAGTGGCCCTGAAGATACTAAAGGGCACTATTCAATCGCTCTGCTACATGAACTAGCGGATGCCTACATGGGGGTAATAACTCACCCCAACGGCCCACCGATAGCCTGTTACAACCACGAAATGGCTACCCACATCCTGTCGCATAAATGGAAAATCACTAAAAGGGCTGCTTCTAATTTAGTTGACTACCTAGCGCAAAACGCTAGAGGTGATTCAGCCCCCGCTTTTCTAAAGCACTGACATGTTTAATGATGTTCGCGCACCGACAAATCGTAGAGAATCCCACTGTCCTTCGGAGGTATGATCTATTTGAGAATAAATTTGTTTATCGCCAACTCATTGCTGAAGGTCTGTTTTACAGAACCATCCCCTCGACTTGGAAAGAGATTAGCTACATCAGAATGCTGGAGAAGGGCATATCCTACGAAGTGCCCGCTGAAGGGAATGGACTATTGATCGCATATAAATCCATGCCAATAAGATGAATACTGAACAACTTCTCCAGATACATGAGGAAACATGTGAAACTGCGCGCAACATCATGCGCCGGAAAAACTCTGACTACACTGGTGGCTCTGAGGCAACTGATGCCTTGGCAAACTTCAAGGCATCCCAGTCCCTGAACCTGCACCCCGCAACCGGACTCCTGCTCCGTGTTCAGGATAAGATCATGCGGATTCGGTCGTTCGTGGCCGATGGTGAATTGCGCGTGATCAATGAGTCAGTGGAAGATGCCTGTGACGACATCGTCAATTACGCCATCCTATGCAAAGCGTTGTTGCGGGAGGAAGCGGAGAGCAAAAAGACGCCGCCCCCAGACACTCCCAAAGACCTTTTTCGATTCACTAATACCCCCATTGAACCGGACCACATCGAAACTCCCCAGTGATCGTTGGAGTTGATAACGGGCTGGACGGCGGGCTGTGTGCTATTGCCCAACTCGATGGGGGCCTCATCGATAAGATCGCGATGCCCTGCCAACAGCGCAACAAGAAGCGTGAAATCGACATCTGCAAGATTCACAAGTGGTTATCAGATTTAAACACGCCTTTTGTTTTAGCCATTGAAGAACCGTTGGCACATGCAAAGAGTTCGCAGGCGGTGCGTTCAATGGCGATCTCGTTCGGGAAGTTGCTGGGGATGGCCGAATGCAAAGATTACGAGGTTGCGCGAGTCAGTGTCCACAAATGGCAAAAAGCCATGCTTGGGTTCACCCCCAAAGGAAAAACCAAACAAGTAGCTTTGGAGACGGCTCAGAATCTGGAGCCGTCAGAGAACTGGCTCAAGAACAAGAGATGTCGGACCCCGCATGACGGGATCATCGACGCTTTCCTGATCGCTCACTACATCAGGGAAAGAAAAAGATTGACGGAAGGCTGACCCTGATCCACCCTGCCCCTGCACTTTGTCTGTGCATGTGTGATGTGTAATAACTCTGACGGGGTGGTAGCAAACCACATGGCGTTGCTTTTAACTCTTGCTGGCGTCGGTTCTGCCGTGACCCACCCCGTCAGCGTTTAGAAAAAAGTTGATTTTCTTATTGAGGTGGGGGGCTAGTTGTGGTAAGGGCATAGGCGATGCCAAAATATATCACACCGCAAACAGTGGCTCAATTCTTTGAGCTTCACGAAATACCCACACCAGAAAAACCCCCCTTCTGGCACAAGGCCATTAAACCCGCCTTCCGGCTGGGCTTCCGCATCGGGAGGACCGAAGAGGACGAGATCGTCATCATCACACCAGAGAGCCATCGTAAGATTTACAAGGGCTTCGGCAAAGCGAAGCACCAACTGGGCATGATCCTCATGCACGCAATGTTCAGCAACCGCCTTCACTAATGAAAACACTTTTCCCCAAGCAACAAGAAGCGCATGACTTCTTCCTGTTGCACCAGCAAAAGGATATCTGCACATGCGATACATCCCACACAGGAGTTGGAAAAACCGTAGTGGGGTGCCAACTAGCCCTGAACCGTGGTGGCCCCGTGGCTGTGATGTGCCCCAAAGCAGTTGTGCCTTCGTGGGAACGAGAGATGGAGGAGACAGGCTTGTCCCCCATATTTGTTCTTAACTACGAAAAACTACGCACAGGGAAAACGCCCCACATGAAGAAAGCTGGCAAGAAGATCATGCGCTGGCATCTGCCAAAAGGAACCTTGGTGTTGGTGGACGAGATTCATAAATGCAAAGGCCCGTACACCCAGAATGCCCAACTGCTGATCTCACTCCTGCAACAAGGTTATGCTGTTCATGGGATGTCTGCTACTGCTGCCGAAGATCCGACCGAGATGCGGGGTTTGGGTTACATGCTGGGGATGCACTCCTTGAACAAAACAGGGAACGGTTTGCACAGTTGGTATTCATGGATGCTCCACAACGGGTGCTACCAGAACGAGTGGGGTAAATGGGAGCTTGTCAGGAGATCCGCGCTGCCTGAATTACGCGACCAGATGTATGGCCACAACGTTAAACGTTTAACCGTTGATGATTTCCCCGACTCCTTCAAAAAGAATCGGGTCATTGTGGAATCAATTGAATTCAGCAACGCTTCCAAGATCAGGTCAGCCTACAAGAAAGCAGGTATTACCCCTGAGATTGTCCAACAGTTTATTGAAAATGGCACGGTTGAAGATAGCGAACATGTGCTGACTAATATACTCCACGCCCGAATGCTGGCCGAGTCCTTCAAAATTCCCGACCTTGTTGAGATGACTGACGACTTGATAGCCGAAGGTAAAAGCGTTGTCCTCTTCGTAAACTTCTCCGATACAGTTCAGACCCTGTGCCAGAATCTCAACTGTGATAGAGTTGAGGGGGGCCAACCAGCAGAAGAAAGACAGAACGCTATCGACCGCTTCCAGAATGATGAGAAGCATGTCTTGGTTGTGAACATCGCGGCGGGTGGCACTGGCATCTCACTGCATGACATCAAGGGCAACCGCCAGAGAGTATCATTGATCTGCCCGTCCTTCTCAGCAAAGAACCATCTCCAGACATTAGGTCGCATCCACCGCAATGGTGCTAAGAGCGATGCCATCCAGAAGATCCTCGTGGCAAACAAAAGCGTCGAAGAAGCCGTAATGAAAGCGGTGGGCAGGCGGCTGAAGAACCTGAACATTCTCCACTCATGATCTTGGAAGTAGGAGACCAGTCAGAATGCAGTCGTGGGTCCGAAGAGATGGCCGTCATACATGCTTGTAAATTCCCGTGCTACGTATCACGAATAAGTCCTGCAAAGAACTACCCGAAGGATGACCCCCGATACCTGTGGGTGGAAGATGACCACGACTTGTATTTAAACATCATAGACCCACCCAAGCCCCTGTTCCAAATTGAGAGCATATACAAGACGCTGGCTTTTGGAGAAGGGAGACAAAAAATATTGGTGCATTGTAATCAAGGGCAGTCCCGTTCTGTTGCTCTGGCAATTCTCCTCTGGTCATTTTATGGGGACAAACACGACAGCTTTGAAGACGCTAAAAAGGATTTTGAAGACACTCACCCCGATTACCCTGTAACCCCGAACAGGGGTATTCAAGAATTTCTAACCACAAACTGGAATAACATAAACAACCAACGAAAATGCGCGGACGACCAGCCCGAACAAAACAAGTTGTTTGCACCACAATCCCTTTCGACAGAGAAAGGGAGGTGAGCAAACACCACAAGGGTAAAACAAGCCCTATTAAGAAAAAGATAACCAAGCGTAAGAAGAAATGAAACTAGACCTAAATACCAAAGAAATGCAGCAAGTCGTGTATAACGCGATAACCGATGCCATAAGTCGGGCCATCCACGACCTGTTTGATCCCGAAAACGTCAACGAAACAATATTTATGCCACATCTTATTCGTGAAGCAATAATAGACGGCATAGACAAAGCCCTATGCACTGGACCGGATACCATGAATGCCATCGAGATGGGCATGAAGCGGGGTGTCGAAGAAGCAATGCGGGACAACTCGCCGGTCTACACGCTATCAATCCCGAGTGCGGAACCTGTAAGGGAGTCCGTAGTAAACCGTGAACAGTGAATACCTTGAATCCTTGAGGGCGCGCGCACGTTATTGCGATAGCCGTGACACACCAGCCTCCTTTCCGGCGAAGGCCCGAGAGAGATTATCAGATGACGAGGAGCTGCATAACAACCAGCTTGCCCAGTTCGGGGCGGCTTGCACGGTCTTGCCATCCTCCGCTCCTCAACGCTTGGGTTTCCATGCGCGGAAGAGTGGCAAGTGAAAAGGATTAACAACACATACAACCAACGAATGAACAAGAATAGCCCAGACCATAGTTCCAGAGGACACGCTGAGTTCTCCCCCTCTTCCCTGAAGTACGTCGCCTCATGTGCGGGGTACGAAGGGAAGGAGGGGACGAATGCCGCCGCTGAGATGGGGACGCGCATCCACGAAGCGCTGGAAGTCCGTGACCCATCCGCCCTCCACAACGAGAAGGAAACAGATATCTATGACCAGATCGTAGAAATGGAAACCAACTTCATGGGCAACTTCCCGCCCGTGAAGGAAGAACACAACGAGATCCAAGTTGATGTTGCGCTAGACGGGACAGAAACATGGGGAACTTGTGACAGGTTTCTAGTTCTTGAGCCCGACACCGACGCTGTAATGGCTGATTACAAAACAGGCATCAGCATCATCGACCCACCTGACAAGAACTGGCAAGCCAAGGCTTATGCAGTTGGAGCCTTCCAGAAATACAAGGATATCGAGAAGATCGTCTTTGTGTTTTATGTGCCACAACATAACGACTCTTTGCACCACACGTTCAGCCGTGATGACTTAGCTGGCCTTATTCAGGAGTTAAGTGATGTAATCAAGAAGGGCGAAGAAGTTCGGCCCAAGTGGGCCAAAGGGGAGATAGACCTCAAGGACTGCACCCCAACTCAGTACTGTCGGTTCTGCAAACACGAAGACGCTTGCCCTGCTTTGGGTGGGCTGGTCTTCGACGTAGCAAAAAAACTGGACTCTACGATCCCTGATGTGGATCTGGAGAACATTGACGACCCTGCGCGTTTGTCCGAACTCTTCAACATCGCCAAGATCGTGGAGAACTGGGCTGCTCGTATCAAGGAACGAACACTGGACGCCGCCAAGAGCGGGGTGGAACTTGACGGGCTAAAGCTGCGCTCGATGGGGAGCACCAGAAAGATCATGGATAATGAAACCTTCGCCAACATAGCCGAAGAACATGGTCTGGAGACCCAAGACCTGTTGGACGCTGCCAGTTTTCCTCTCGCGAAAGTCGCAAAACTTGTTGGTGCTCAAGCAGTGAAGGGGGAACGCCGAGAAAAAGAGTTGAATTTTATTGACGCCTGCGAACAAGCGGGCATTATCAAACGTCTTGAAGAGCGATTTAGAATCGCAATTCAATAAACCAAGAAACAAGAAGCCATGAGCAAGAAACAAGAAGAGGGCCTCGCTACTGCCGAAGCCCAACACCACAAGGCAGAACTCGCCACCAGCAATGCTAGCGGCATGACCATCGCCCCTAGCGACATTGATGTCCCACGTGTCAATATTGTCCAGAAAACATCCGACATCGACGGCCCCCTAGGGGCCGTGGTGCTCGATAAGCAGCATATGCTTGCTGAAGCAGAACAGACGGTCCCCGTCACTGTTCTTTCCGTCCTCAAGGGATGGCGGGAGAAGATTGAATACGACTCCGATGAGATTCCTCGCGTGGCGTATTCACAAGAGGAGGCCCATCGAATCGAGATGGAAAGCGAATATGATATAATTGAATTCGCTGAAATCACCCTCCTGTTTGGACAACCGAAGGATAATGATGATGAGGCTGCATACCCGTTTGCCATTGGCGACGGTAACTATGCTATTGGCCGCATCAATGTAGCGAAGGACGCCTACCGCCAAACGTTCAAACGTCTGGCGACATTCGCCGCCTTCAACCCGAAGGCTTCGATGCAACACCGGATCTGGGACTTCAAAAGTTCCCTGATCAGTCGGGGGAAATACAGTTGGTTTGCTCCCTCCCTGTCCATTAATCAGGACGAGCCAACCGAGGACGTTAAGACATTCGTGGAAACCTTTGCATAAAATGGACCTTCCTATCTTAACTCTTCCCGCAGAGAATGACATCCTCTCCCAAGAATCCAACACGCTAAAAGGCATGATCGATGAACTGGAAGAGAAAAGAAATGAAGCGGACCTCACGCTCCACAAGCTGCGCGTCATCCGACAAGCGATCTTGGAGAAATCTGAGGAACTTCAAATGGAGTTACCAATAGACTCCTGATAACCCTTAATGCCCACCCCGACCCATTTTCCATCGGGGTGGGCTTTCTCTATGATTAGATGGAAACATACGCATTGGACTTTGAGTCCTACTACGACAAAAGCTGCTCAATCAGGAGGCTGGGTCCTTTAGGTTACTTCTCCCACCCCGACTTCGATGCCTACATGGTATCGGTAGTCAGCAACAACTACACTTTTGTAGGCCACCCCAAGGATTTTGATTGGGGCATTCTTGAAGGCAACATCGTGCTTTCACACAATGCTTCATTTGATGAAACCCTGTATCTCTTTGGCATTAGAAAAAGGTGGTGGCCAGAAATAACCCCTGCCGAATGGCACTGCACCGCTGACATGGCCGCAGCTTGCGGTCTGCCCAGATCACTCAAGAACGCGACAGCGGCGGCTTACAATCTTGAAGTATCCAAAACCACGCGGGACAACATGGCGGGGAAGCGGTGGGAAACCATGTCGGAGGAGTTTCAGACAGAGGTCAGTGAATACGCTCTAAAGGACTCAGAACTCTGTCTTCGCCTCTGGCAGGACTATAAGGATAAATGGCCAGACCACGAAAAACTTATCAGTCTCACAAACCGGAGGATAATCCAGAGAGGACTTCCTATGGACACGGATCTGCTGGTTAAACAACTGGAGACAATAAACCAGAGACTATTTGAAGCGGAAACCGCAATCCCTTGGGCAGGGGAAAAACCCCTATTAAGTCGGGCCGCGTTCGACGAAGAGTGCCACAAGCACGGGATTGAGCCCCCCAAGTCTCTCGCCAAAACTGATCTGGATACCCAAGAATGGCTAAGGAAACACAGTCATAATTACAAATGGGTAGGCGCGGTCACTAATTGGAGGCGCATTAACGCGCTCAAGAAAAAGCTGGAATCATTCGACTACGCTACCTTACCAGATGGCCGCTACTATGGCGGCTTGATGTATTGGGGAGGGCACACGGGCCGCTTCTCAGGAAGCGGGGGGAATCTCAACCTGCAAAATCTTCCTCGTGAGGAGCTGTTCGGTGTGAACCTTCGCCACATGATCCGCGCCCCAAAAGGCAGGAGACTCGTTGTGGTGGACTTGTCCCAGATCGAGGTGCGGACGTTGTGCTGGCTGGCAAAAGATAAAGAAACTCTTCAGGAGATAGCAGACACTGAAGATATTTACGAAGCGTTCGGGATCAGGATGAGTCTATGGTCAAAGGACAGGGGGTCCCTGAAAGCGAAGGACCCTAAATTACGCCACAAGGTGAAGGCTATTGTCTTGGGGTGTGGTTATGGTGCTGGGGCAAAGAAGTTTGCTTCGATGTACGACATGCCACTCAAAGAAGCTGAAGAGGCAGTTCAACTCTACCGCACCCGCCTGCACAAAGTCCCGAAGTTCTGGCGCAAGATCAACAACACTTTAAGGTCGTGCTACAACACCCATGTTCCCTTTGAAGGGAAGCTCCCATCTGGCCGCGCTATAAACTATGGAAAAACCAAGCTGGTGAGGCAGAATAACCAAACCACTCACCAAGCCATCGTCAGTCGAAATGGCAAACGTCTACCCATGAAACTCTGGGGCGGGGTCGTGGCAGAAAATATGTCACAAGGTCTGGCCAGAGACATTTTTTCCGATATGCTTCTAAGGCTTGAAGCGGAAGGGATCAGGCCAATCTTTCATGTCCACGATGAAGTCATCATCGAATGCGACGAAGGCGAAGCTGAAATGGTTCTGGAAAAAACAATAGGCATCATGTCCACGCCACCAGCATGGATTTCTGACATACCCTTAGCAGCGGAAGGCCAAATCCTCACACATTACCAAAAATGAAATATCGTTATATCAAGAATCTCCGCGACCACTCAGCGCATTACACATCTAACTTAAGTAAAGTAAACAAACAGAAGCCATCATTCCGCACGAAAGCAGATTACAGGGAATGGTGCGCCGACATTAAAACAGACCATGTGTTTTATTCGGCACTGGAAGGCAGGACACCCTCCAAACGAATCAGCAATGAAAACCCCGTGCATAAAGTTTATGGGGTTGTAGCGGATTACGATGCCTCTGTTAACTGGGCAGCAATTGACGGCGATCTGAAAATTAAATGCGCCAAGGACAAAAAGCCTACGTGGAGATCCAAAACACAATCTGGATACCTGCGCTTAGTCTGGGAGTTCACAGACCCTATCCCCATCGACCCAGACATGTTCAACACATTCATGTCGAACATGATGAAGGCCCTCCAACTGGACAAACTGTTTGCGGGGTTTGACAGTTCATCACTTCGGGCCAACCAGTATTTTGAGCTTGGGGAAAATTGGGTAAAGGTGGACGGCCTGCTATCTGCGACTGTAGTTCAAGCCGCTTTAGCCAAATCTGTTTCGGATCGCCCACCACAATCAAGCGACACCTCAATCCCGATCAATATCGTAGCCGAAGAAGTGGAGTCCCGATTCCCAAACCGATGGGTGGGAGATTTTGAACTGGGTTCACGCGGCCCTTTATTCTGGATTGACGACGGCATCAACAGAGATGGGTGCCAAGTAGTGGACGACGGCATCGTTTGCTATAGTGACAGGGGCGGAAAAGGCTTCATGTCGTGGCGGGACATATTCGGTGCCCAGTTTGTAAAGGATTACGAAGAAAAAAAACTCGCGGGATTGCTGGATGAGTACTGGTTCAACGGTCGTAGCTTCTTCAAGGTTCTCTATGAGAGCGCAGTTTCCATCCCCAAGGACCAGTTGATCTTAGAGCTTAAGCAATCTGGCTTCTCACCCAGACCACGAAAGAATCAGCCATTATCAGAAGTCGAATCCGCATTACTGACAGTCAGCAACCAGAACCGCATTGACGAAATAGCCCCCATCGTTTTCTCCCCCGACAGGGTGGTTTCTTATAATGGCCACCGCATTCTGAATTGCTCAAACATCAGACCCGTTGAACCAAACAAGGAGGGGGACCCATCAAAATGGCCCTTCCTGCATAACTGGTTTAACCAACTATTCGTGAATGGGGACCAACCTGCTTTGCACTACTTCTATTCATGGCTTAAGCGATTCTACGAATCAGTAAGAGATCGTGAATTTGTGCAGGGGCAGGCCATGTTATTAGTTGGCCCGACAAACAAGGGGAAGTCACTTCTGTCCAACAGGGTAATCAGCGGCTTAGTCGGGGGGTATGCGGACGCCTCTGATTACCTTTCGGGTCAGACCAAATTCAACAAGGACTTGGGGCGAGTGGCAACATGGGTAATTGATGACACTACATCTGCCGCCTCATTCAAGGACCAACGAAAAGCCACTGAACTAATCAAGCGCGCTGTGGCCAACCCTCGTGTGGAGTATCAAGCCAAGTATGTAGATTCCATGAGCATACCGTGGACAGGTCGAGTTGTAATGTCGCTGAACATGGACATCAACAGCTTGTCAGTTATCCCATCACTGGACAGCAGCAACAGGGATAAGCTAATGGCTTTGCGTATCAGAAACAAAGCCACCAGTGATTTCCCAAGAAACTCCATCCTTGAGAAAACCATCGAAGACGAACTGCCTTACTTCGCCAGATTCCTTATTGACTGGGTGGTCCCCAAGGAGGTGGAGGATGTTGGTAGATTTGGGGTACGTTCCTTCATCGACACGACTATCGCTGACGCTGCTTATGACAACAGTAGCAGAAGCACCATTTCGGAACTCGTTGAATTCTTCGTGAAGCGGTGCAGGGAACTTAATGACTCAATGACTCATTGGAACGGCACACTTACTGAATTCCAAGTAGCGGTACACGATTTTAATAATGGCCGCAATGTGGGGATGTCCAATAACCTTGAATTTGTGAGGCGCGGGATGGCTGCTCTGGAAGAAGCAGGCAAAAATAATCCGTATCTCAGACCCGTTATATCGAAAGGGAGGGGCGGCGGCAAGATATGGAATATCAATCTTGCCCCTTCTTTCGACCTAGACGCGATGACTCAAAGGAGTCCGGTCGGCGCAGAGACCTAATTGGTAAGTGGTAGCCATCACAAAGATAAGTGAACCCCGAATCATCGGTCTCTCCTTTTCGTTTGAAGTTCTTGCGCTTGACTGCGTGATAAAGAGTAGTCCAACCAAGCAGCCAAACCTTGGACAGATCCTTGTGTACTCTGGTGAAAAAATAAAGGTCGGCTTTTAACTCCTTGTCCCCCTGCGCGTTCACACTGGCGGTATAGTGAAGCTGGGGTTTTGTTGTGCAGGTCTTGGATTTTACATCCACCTTTTTCCTATTGTACATGTAGTCATGAGTATAACACTGCTCACCAACATGCTTGGAAAACTTAACATACTTTCCAAAAGCGACCTCCCCCAAGAATCCGGTCATCCGCCCAACCCCGCGCGTGTATGAATTCGGGGGAATGCCTAAAGCTTGGGACCGACGAAAAGCCTCTGCAACATCCTCCTCAGTGGGATGGAACAAAACAAAGCGGTTCTTCAGTTGCCGAAACTGGCTCATTCAAAAGTTGAGTCGTTTTAAAAAGCGCTCCCACGCAGGAAAAAAGATGGAGTCCATACACCTCACTATCGCTTCCTCCTCAAAGCGTTCCAAACGATTCAGACCGGACAAGGCGAGAGACGCATGGAGCATTTCGTGTCGCATGGTCGCTTTTGCCACTTTCGGGCTAAGGGTCTGCTCAATGACTATCACTCTCCTCTCGTCCGAGTAATACCCGTAGTACCCCTTGGAGAGATTATCTTCGTCACTCAGATCCTCCTGAATAATTTTTACGGGAACTCCCGCGATATGGATGGACTTTGGGAGCTTCATCCATCTACAAAATCGAGTATAGCACGGGCATAGACCCCCGCTAATTTATCACGGCTTTTATTCATCATCGACCATTCAACTAAGTTAGACCCGAAGAACGGTTCCGCGATAACAGCGGGGCAATGTGTCTTACGCAAGAAGGCAGATCCGCGTTGGCGGGGGCCGCGTGGTTTTATGCCCCGCGATTTCATATTGGGGTAACCCTCCTCCATCGTATCACGGAGCACTGTAGCCAGCTTCTTTCCTGTGTTACTTGAGTGCCAATAGAGCCACTCATGACCATGTGCAGTAGGGGTAGCGGCATTAAAATGTAGTTCAATAGCCGCCGTCACATAATCCTCTTGCATCTTTCGGGCGATGTAATTTATGGCCCCCGTATAACTTCGAACGGGGTATTGGTCATATATCTCATACTCTGCCTCAATAGCCCACCCGTGCTGGTTGCTTAGTACATGCCCAATACGGCGCACAAGATCGCGGTTAAAGTCCCATTCAGACAGGATATAATCCCCCGAAGTATAGGCCCCTTGGTCCCCCAAGCGGCTATGGCCCACACATAATCCGATCTTCATTTCTTTAAAACGCGATAAAGGGACACAAGTCCCACAGTAATGCCCACAAGCAGTGAACCAATCCGCAGCCAGTATTCAAACTGTTCCTGCATACTGGTTATCAGACCCATTGTGGGTGCTGCCATTCCAACCAAAGAATCTATGACGCGGGGGTTCATCATTTTTCGGATTTACTAGAATAATATCTCCCCGACCCCGGATCTTTGTAGATGATGTTGCCCAGTTCTGCTTC